TTAGGAGACTGGCATGACTCCGAAACAAAAAAGATTCTGCGAACTATATCTTACTAAATATTATGGCAATGCAACTCAATCTGCAATTCATGCGGGATATTCAAAAAAGACAGCTTATTCTCAAGGTCAGCGTCTGTTGAAAAATGTTGAAATTATTAAATACATGTCAAAACTCAAAGCTGAACTTCTCGAAGAAATGAAAAACGATCACTATAACACAATAAAAAATCTTCGTGCATTAGCTAATTTTAACATTCAAGACTTGTATGATGAAAAGAGTAATCTTAAACTTATAAAAGATTTACCTTCCGAAGTTGCATATGCTATTTCATCGACAGAAACGATCATTAAAAAAGATGGCGAAGAGTGGGATATAATTACAAGCATGAAAACCGAGAGTAAACTTAAAGCTCTTGAGACTATGTCAAAGATTCAAAAACTATATGAAGATATAGCTCCTGTCAATCAATCTTTCACGATAATAGTTGGGAAAGATGGATAATAATACAGAACTACATTTTCCGGATGAATTATTTAATCCGGTTTATTTGCCATATATAAACGATCAAACACCGCTTCAGATATTTTTTGGTGGTTCAAGTTCAGGAAAATCATATTGCATTGCGGCTCAGAGAGTAATAATAGATATTTTAAAAGGTGGACGTAATTATTTAATATTAAGAAATGTTGGTAAATCGATTAGAGGATCAGTTTATAATGAGATAATTAAATGCATAGGTATTTGGAATCTTGATCAATATTTTAAACCTAATAAATCAGACTTCACAATTACTTGTACTAATGGCTATCAGATTTTATTCTCAGGACTTGATGATCCTCAAAAACTTAAGTCAATAACACCGATAAAGGGAGTTGTCACAGATGTTCTTTATGAGGAAGCGACAGAAGATGAATATAATGCCTATAAAGAAGTCAGTAAACGTCTTCGAGGTGGTTCTGATAAAATAACAAAGAGAGAAATATTTCTTTTTAATCCAATATTAAAAACACACTGGATATATAAAGAATTCTTTCAAGGATGTTTCGGTGATGATGATAAATTATATAGAGACGACAAGAAACTCATATTAAAAACAACATATAAAGATAATAAATTCTTAACTCAGCAAGATATTGATCGACTCGAAAGTGAAACGAATGAATATTTTTATAACGTTTATACGCTTGGAAATTGGGGTGTACTCGGCGCATTAATATTCACCAATTGGGAGAAGCGAGACTTATCTGAGATGCGAGATCAGTTTGATAACTATAAAAATGGACTTGATTTCGGTTTTACGAACGATCCATCAACCGGAGTAAGGCTTGCTGTCCGAGATGATACGATATATATTACTCATGCGTTTTATGAATATGGATTAACAAATAGAGATATTGCGGGCAAGATAAAAGAAATAATGCCGTTGACATTGAAATCAAACGGTGGTCAAGAACAGATACTTGCTGATTCAGCTGAACCGAAATCAATATGGGAATTAAATAACGATTTTAATATTAATATAAGAGGTGCGAATAAAAAGCCTGGATCAGTTAATCATGGTATTCAATGGCTTCAGCAACACAAGATAGTGATTCATTACGAGTTGCAGGATGTCATCAATGAGTTTGAAATGTATCAGTGGAAAGAAGATAAGGGTGGTAATATATTAAATATTCCTATTGATAAGTTTAATCATGCAATTGACGCGATACGATACGCATTGAGTGAGCAGATAATAACAATTGAAACCGAAGTTATTGAAGATTTAAGTGTATACGGAATTCCAATGTAACACAAGGAGTTAATCATGGCTGAAAAAACAGTAAACATAATTGATCAGATACTTGCTTTAAACGATCCGAAAAAGATTATTGCCGCGCTTACTGAAGACGATGAATATGTCAAACAAGCAGGGATAAATCAAGATGAATACGATGGCAATCATAAGATTCTTTTAAAGCCTGATAAGAAAATTGGTGAAAGCACAGCAGCGAAAACTATTCCGGTAGCGCGTCTTGTGACTACATTTCAGAAACTGATCACTAATCTTGCGGTTGCGTTTCTCTTCGGCAGACCTGTCAAATATGTACTTGATTCAGAGGATAACACTCAAGATGCGTTCAATAGCATGGAAGACTTATTCAGACAGCGTAAAATGCAGTATTTCGACAGGAAACTTGCTCGAACGACAATGATTGAAACAAGATCGGCTGAATGGTGGGTAGCGACAAACGATAGCTTTGATGCTGACGCTCCGAAAACACCTGGCGATCCAGGTTATATTGCATCGAAAATAAATGTCGTGTTATTGTCTGTTAAAACAGGATATCAGATATTCCCGTATTTCGATCAGTTCGGAGACATGATTGCATTCACAATGACGTATTCCGGCAAAGCGTATGACGAAAAAACAAAAAAGATAGTATCAAAGAACTTCGTCACAATTCTTACTGCATCAAATTTCATTACATACGTTCAGTCAGGATCTGGATGGGAAGAACAAAGTAATAAGCCGAATCCGTTTGGTAAAATACCGATCATATATTATGCTCAAGAACAGTCTGAATGGAAAGATGTTGAATCACTCATTGAACGATACGAAGAACATATATCGAAACATGCAGATGAAAATGATTATTACGGCTCACCGATTATGAAGATAAAAGGTAAAATGGTTAAGCCACCTGATAAATCTCAAACAGGCAAAATTCTTCAATTTGAATCACAGACTACAGGTGACGGGAAAGATGTCATATATGGCGATGCTGAATACCTTACATGGGATCGTGAGCCTGAATCAATAACATTCGAAGGCAATAATCTAAAGGATCTGATTTATACACTGACATCGACTCCGGACGTATCGTTCAGCTCAGTAAAAGGTATATCAAGCCTGTCAGGAATAGCATTGAAACTGTTATTCTTTGATGCGACATTGAAATCAATGAATCATCAGGAAGTATTCGGAGAAGGACTTGCACGGCGTGTTAATCTTGTGAAACAGATGTTGAGTATAACGAATGTTGCGATTGAAGCTGCGACACAAGCGATGGAAGTCACAGTTAAGTTCCAAGATCCGACTCCGCAGGACATTAAAGAAGCGATTGAAACACTCACTGAAGGACTTGCCGGACAGCCTGTCATGTCACGCAAGACAGCATTACGAAATAATCCGCTTGTAACAGATGTGAAAACTGAAGAAACCGAAATGGATGAAGACGAGAAGCGCGAAGTTGTTGCTCAGGGAGTTGAAGCAGGAAGTTTGATATTATGAAGCAACAAGACTGAGGTGGAAGTTTAATGTGATGAAATTGCCATAGGGTATATAAGTCCTAAGCGGATAAAATGAAGTGTGGGAACTGGGTCACAACAGATTGCACATAGCTTATATATCCTGTCAGTCCTTTTTTGAAAATATTACTTGACATATATTAAGATATGTAATATAATAAGAATGTCAGTAAGTTGTGGCGGAAGATAGACGCTTATACAGTGAGGGATGGCGGTTTAATTAACCGATTTAGAATCTGCGAGGCTACCTTGATGTACAGCGAGGGTTTCTTAGATGCAAGCCGAGATCAAATATCGTAATCCATTCCATGCAGGTATCGAATCCTGTCAATTGACTGACACAACGCACATAAGGAGAATTTAAATGGGAAAACCAACAAAATCTTCAAAGCCGAAACGTAAGTATACCCGCAAGAATAAACCTGAAGCAAATACACGTCAAACACTCACAAAAAAACAAGTTGAAAAGCTGACTCAACCGGTAACTCAACACCCCGCATTACAACGTCTCACATCATTTCTCGAAGCATGGAAAGCGCAAGACTGGGAAGCTATGTCAAATTGCTGTCAGCTTACCTGGCTTGAGATCGGGCATCCTTGCTGTACTGCCGAGGGTTGGCTTGAAGCGAATTACGGTATGATGAATTTACGATCATTTAAGATCGATCCCGAACCTGAAAAGGTCAGGGAATGGGAATACATGCTTGCGTTTAATGTGAAAGCTGATATTGAGAATATTAAAGGCTTGAAAGCGGCAATGAAAATAAACGTTGTATTTGAGAATATTCCACAAGAGCCTGAAAAGGATATGAGCAGTGAGACAGGTGAATGGGGAGCGAATCCTATATCGAGTTTGAATATTCAGTGGAGTGAATGAGATGGTGACATGTAAAGACTGTCCATATTGGAAAAGCCTAAAAGTAAAGACTGACAATAATAGTGTAATAGGTGAATGTTATGCATTGCCAAACAGATTATCACAAATTCCAATTATTACAGAGGATGCTCCAGCGTGTTTTATATATCATGCGGATAAGTTTATAAAAGAACATTTTAAACAGGATGAAAACTAATGGAAATAATCGAAGCCGGACAAATCGTTGAAGCGTTGAATGGAATCAGAGTTGCAATATATTCATTCAGTCTGACATTTGCTATTGGAGTTCTTGCCATGATATTCACAAGGAAACCTTAACAAAATGCTGGTGATGCTTTCCTTTCAAACTTATCCTTGTACCGCGGCGGGATATTTAAAGTGTCACCAGTAAGGAGAAATGAAATGCCAGAAGAAATAGATTATGACAAACTTGACGCTTACGGAGATATTGTTTGTCCGTTCTGTAAAGACACTGGATATGATAGAGCCGGACTGAAATACCATTTTATTATGGGATATTGTGATGTATATAATAATACCGAGGACTGCTAATGCAACTTGATTT